TTGGATCAAGTGAGTATTGTCGTGATACGCAAGCTGCTGAACCTTAGTGAGTTCAAGGTAAACCAGCGCATCGCAGAGTTCGGTGATGATGACCTTCAACCACTCGATTTCAGCGTCTTTCTCGGCCTGCAGCGCATCGCAGAGTTCGATGATCAGCTTGTGGTCAGCGTCTTTTTTGGCCAGCATCTGACGAACCATGAAAGCTTGCTGTTCGTCCAAAAATGCCCATGGATCACCTTGACTTTCTAAGCCCCTTCCTAAGCTCATTTTAGTTTTTGCCTCCGCCTGCCTGTGTGGGAGTGAATCCGCTAATGGCACCGAGCTCGATGGCCGTCAGGGCGTCGAGAACGCCGCGTTTCCAGGCGCATTCAATGATGCCGTCAATCAGTTTGTGATATCCATCGGCTTCTGAAATCGGATCATCCGGCACCAGATGAAGCGTCATGTCGGAGACACACGCCACCAAGTTTTGGTCGGCTTTAACCTCTTTCATTTTCGCCCAGAGAGCCTCGACCAGGTCAGCTTTAGTCTTGTGATAGGTGGGCATACGTCCCTCCATTTTGGGTAATACATGCGTGACCAGAACAGGCGCAGAATTCGGGGATCGGTGATCTCACCGCTCTTACCGTTTTTGAGTCGGTAACTGATCATTTGTGCTCCTGTTCAGAGCCGATCGCTTGAATTTTTGTCAGGACATCCAGAACCGGTTTGGCATCGGTCAGGATCTGTAGAATGCGCGCGACTTCGGTGCGGATGGAGGCCAACTCGGCTAAGATCCGCGTATCGATCTCACTTTGCCCGTGGTACGCGTGGTAAGGCGAATAGGCTGGACCTCCTTGCATCAATTGTCCCTGGATCTGCTCTTGCGGGGCTTCCTGGCTCATTCCCGGATAACCGCGCACCGGCACTCCGGTGAAGACCGGGCAATCGGGCTCATGCCCTGGCACCTCGTGCCAGCAAACGCCGCACATCATTTTAATGCTCATGCTGGGAAATCGTCGGGCTCGACCGGTTGCGGATTAGGGTTGCTGGCGTTGGCGCGTTCGAGCTCCAGCCGTTTAAGGACGTTGTCCCAATCCGCGAGAGCTTGTTCCAAGGCATGAGCCGGGACTTGGCCGATTTCTTTGATCTCGGCTCTAATCAGGCGCACCGCTTGTAACAGCTTCACAAACTCGGTCGGCAAAAACCCCGCGTCCTTTAAAGCCTTTCTGACGCGCGCTAATGGGCCGGGAGGCTTGGGTGACTCTCCCGCGCCTAAAACGGGCTCAGGCGGGCTTATAGGAACGCCAACGGGTTCTTGCGGGCCTGGTTCGTCGCTAGATTCGCCGATTTCGGGCTCTTCGGGTTCCGGCGGGAGTTCTCGGCGGCCGCCAACGACTGCTGTGCGCGCGGTTGCGATCGGCGACGGCTCGGCGAGGTCATAGGTCTGATCTACGTCCATCGCATCTCGCGTTTTCGGGCTAAGAGGAAGGCTTTTGGACAGCCGTCTAAAGACGGTCTTTTTGGCCATTTCCGCCCAGTCGGTCACCCAAGGCCCGCTGTCGGGCGATGCCGAGCGTTTGCGCACCGCTTCAATCTCTTCGGTCGACATAACGTCGAAGGTGGTACCGCCTTTGGGCAAGGTGATGTAGCTGTAGGCGCAGAAAATCTTGCCGCGAGCATGGATGTTGGGCTTGTGCGTCAGGTGCTTTGCACTCCCGAATTCGTACTCGAAAAAGTCCATATCACCCACGACATCGGAGTGCTCATCGATGATGTCGCCGTTACGGTACAACAATTCCTTAAGTCCTTTGTAATCAACTACTAAAGTGCAATCGATGGCGTTGGTGTGCTTGTTTTTGCGCGGGATCAAGTGCGCCTGGCGCGCATCGGGCTCGAGCCCCATCGCACTCAAATCGAGCAGACATCGAAAGAACGTTTCCCGAGTGCAATTCAGGAGTTTAGGATTGCGCATCATCGAGGTCACGGTGATGCGGACGAATCGCTCTGGACTCATCGCTTTGGGAAGAGCCTTCAAGAGTTGGGCTCGAAAATCAGCTCCCTCGATCAAGTCGCGGAGTTCGTTCGGTTTACGTTTGGCTAGTGGTTTATCGGTCATGTCAGGGTTGCTTTCTCATACTCTCTCAAAGTCATTTTCCACGCTTCGTCTGCGCTCCACGCGATCTCGACCAGGTGCCCAAGGGCGCGCAATGCTTCAATTCGGCCGATTTGTTCAGGGGAAAATCTCCCACCGGGCGCTTTCATCTCGATCATGAACATCCGGCCGTGTGGGAGGAAAATGGTGAAATCTGGGTGTCCGACAGCAATGGTCGATTTCTGATCGGCGCGAGGGTTAATGAACGGGATCCGACGCTGGGTCATCAACCGCGAAAATGCTCTTTGCTGTTGGATCTCGTTGCGCTTGAGCGTCTTGGCTTGTTTCGCCGGATCCGGTATCAGGCCGAGCTCCCGATAATACGCTTGATCCGTTGGGGACATCAGTTTGACGAGGTTGGGTTCGATCATGGGCGAGTTTGAAATTCTCCCATTTAACCAAGTCAACCTCGGAGAACCTCAATACGCGTTTACCCAAACGAATGGCCGGCAATTTCCCCTCACGCACCCACCGGTAAACGGTAGGAACACTGATCGAGAACCGGACGGCGACTTGGCGAGGAGTGATGTTCATACAACGGAGTTCAAGGGTTTGCTCTTCGATCGTTGTGATCGCATAAAATATCCAAAAATTGTTAAAGAAACAAAGAAGGTTTCGAGACGCGATATTCAAACAGCCCGTCTTCGCGATCGCCGCGGCTTCGCAATTCGACCTGGTATCCGCCAAAGCGCGCCTTTCTCAGATGGCGCAGCTGCGCCGAGATCGACGCCTGGGGATCTCCGGTCAGATATTCGATCTCTTTCAAGGTTCGCCATACTCCGTCGATCATCACCGAATAAACTCGGCCGATTTGTTTTGAGAGCCTGTCATTGTCATGCGCTGGATCGTAGTATGCGCCATTGAAACGCGAGCCCGAAAAGTCTGGATTATCAAAGTTGAACTCTCCCTGTTCCATTGGTGCGTGACATTGAGCGATCAGTGCCTTTTTTGGCCTTGCGTCTAGTTTCTGTGGTTTTACGCGCAGCCGCTTCCCACTCCTCTGGCGTGTTCGGCATTGGCGCACTCTTGCTATCCACCGGAGTTGGACATGCTCGCTCGTCGAGGACCAGTCTTTCCAGGCGCGAGAAAATATGAAATGCTTCCTCGTAGGCTTTCCTTAACCCTTCGTCAGTATCGCGAGCCGGATGCATGGCTCGATCTGGATGAAGGCACGCCAGGATCTTTTTGTAAGCCTTGGTAGTCATGATCCCTTTGCGGGCTTTGATGATCCGCTGGGCTTCTTCCTGCTCTGCCTTGAGTCTTGGGGTCAGCTCTTCGAGGTAGTCTCTAATGCGCCGATTGACCTCCGCTTGGACAGCTTCTCGAAACGTTATGCCAAGTCTGTGTTTCTCCTGCTTGACAGCCAGGTCAAACTTCTGCTGTGCCGTCAGCGAAAGCTCACCTCGAGAGATTTTAGGTTCACGGCGAACAACGTCAGGTGTTGAATCATTGTCTCCATTTTCGTCTGACACTTTCAATCGATAAACAAACAAGCCACCCGCGGCATCGTTATGTCGTGCTTTTTCGATGACATGCTCTCCAAATTTAGGCTTACGCAGATGCCGTAGTTGCGCCGAGATACTAGTCGTCGGATCTCCGGTCATTGCCGCGATCTCATCAAGCGTTCTCCACTCGCCATCTGCCATCGCTCGATAAATCCGATCGAGTTGTTTTGGTGATGTCTCGGCATTGGACTTCTCGCCGTTAGACTGCGCGGGTTTCATAACCGTATTGGAAGTCAGTTTTCCAGACTCCTTGCCTTCCGCTACCTTCTCCTCGAAATCCCCTTTAGGAATCGCGGCTAACTTCTGAGCTTTAGACGATAACTTGCGGTCGATCCCGGCTTGGTCGAGAGTAAAAGAGGTGTTGTTCTCTTTTGGTACAACACCTCTAGTGTACTGATTTTCTCCAGTAGATTTACTCCCGTGCCCTATCTGGCCCGCGGCTTTTGCCGCCGTCAACATTTCACCCAGCTTGCGCTCAGCACGCAAAATATACTCCGCTGCTCTCAGCTCGATGTCTTTTCCAAGCTTGGCCTGTTTGGTGTAGACGCCTATTGCTATAGCCGCGTCAATAGTGCTTTTGATTTCCTGCACCGTAGTGGCTGCCTCGATAGCCAAGAGAACCTCATCGAGTTTTGCTAATGATAAATCTTGCATGATAAAAAGGCCGGGAGCGGTTTTCGCACTCCCGGCCCGATATATTACTCACCGTTGTTGTCGGAGATTATTTCGCCTTCAAACAGTTGGCGCCGTTCCTTCCGACTAGCATGATAGCGTCGCAAGACGACTCCGAGAGCTTTCGTGATTACGGATAGCTTCTCTTTCTGCACTGGAGTATCATCGATCTTTGCTCTCTCGCGAATCATCTGTGCTGCCATTGTATTATCAGCGGACAACGAGCCCTCGACAGCTTGCTCGTCATAAGTGGCGTATAAATATCCTTTATACTGAGCATTAAGTGTCTCGTCAGCAAGTAGCAGTTTATGAATGTCATGGACTAGGTCGTTTAGCGATCTCTCTGCTTTAACGTAAAGAACCCAATCTTCTAGGGTTTGCGGGAGAGGAGGAGGCAATGGATGCGTTTTTTCTATCGTCATTGTATTTGTATTTCTGCGAGGCACTATGCACTCGCGGTTGGCTAGAGGTTAATTCCTCGTCCTGCTCAGGGTCTTTATCCCTGAGCAGGCCGCATGAACTAAACTCCCTATTTGTGACTTAAAATTATCATGGCAATCGCGAATCCCCAGACTAGACCAAATACGATCAAGCCTATACAATTCAGGAGCTTACTTTGTCGTTCCAACTCCTTAGTTCTCAGATCAATTCGACAACGTTCCAATCTACTTTCCACCCACTCCTGAGTAGCTAATTTAGAGGCGTCCTCCAATTCCGAGTATTTCATGGATCTACCCAACAAGCGTGAGAAAATCCGGCCGGCTGCATGAACACCCATGCGTGCCCGCTTCCGGCGACCTTGTAGAGATCGTACAGATTCGGATTCCTGGGCAATTGATCGAACCCAGGCACCGATCCCATATAGCGGACTAGCAAAGTTTTCCCATCAGGCATGGTTGTTAAATAGAGCTGTCCCTCAACCGGCAGGGCTCGACGGACAGTGGGCTCGATCGGTTGAGCACGCACGACGAGCGGTTCCGGTGTCGGTTGCACGACAGGCGCCGGCGATTCGGAAGTAGAACGAATTTCGGAAGTAACTTCCGGTTTGGCTTTTACTTCCGGTACGGGTACCGGCCGCGAGGGCGGTTTCCAAGCGACGATTGCCTCCGTCGAAACGACCGCGGCTGCGATAATCCCAGTCAGAATCACCGTCCGCCAATCGGTTGGCTGCTTTGCCGGCCGCGAGGGAGGTTTCGGATCGAAGAAATCACGCCTCACGGCGCCTTCAAATTGGGGAGTGGTCGCGTTACGCATTGGCGAGCACCCATCCTTCCTTAACCAAGTCAGCACAGAGGTCGCTGTATCCGAGCCGCGTTTTAGAAACACTGAATTCGTTGCCGGTTGGGAGCCAAAAATATTTGTTGATCAACGGGCTGTAGTGAAGAACCGAGAACTGATCGGTATCCTTCAAGCGAAGATGGACCTCGGTGCCAGTCCAATGTTGTGGATGGGAGAGGAAATCAACCAGGTCCTCGCCAACGTTCGGGTAATCGGAGTTATTCATGATTACGCTTCAACAATCTTGTCGCTGAAATGGGTTTCCAGTGCTTCGGTTTCCGCGTGTTCTTCGAGCCACTCCATAGCATCCTCGGGCGATAAAGGTCGGATCCCTTTACTGCCACACTTGCCGTTGTTGCCGCACGAGACAGCCGCATAGGTTAGGGCACCTCCGCTGTAAGCGAGGAACCAAGTGCCGCGTTTGGTGAGATAGAGCTCTTCGGAAAGTGCTCCAAAGTCTCCACCTCCACGACCGTTCCAGTAGTCCGCGATCAAGTCCGCGGTTTCCGTGTTGTATTTTTTACCGTCAATGATTCGGGATATGTTCATATATGTGAGTTTGGGAAATCGGAATTGTTAAGCATGACCCTTGAAGCGCTGGTAATCCAAGGCGAGCACTGGGATAACGACGGTGAAAAAGCTTAAGGCAGCACCGCAAACCCCAAATTGGGCCAAAAAGTTGGGATTAGAATCAATGAAGATCGCCACATAAACAGCAGGAATGGCTGTGTAAATCGCGACGCCAATCAATCCGCACAGTAAAAGGTTTTCCCAGCGATCAGCAATACGAAGAGACACAAAGGCCAAGCACGCCGCGGTTATAAGTCCGATAATCAATAGCATTATGCTCCTTATAATCGGATCATAACGAGCGAAGTAAAGGAAATTAGAAAATATCTCACTCGAAGTGCGAGCCCGACTCAAACGGTAACGCTTTCTCGGCCAGGATCCCGGCAATCTTTGCGCCCACTTTCCATTCAACCACAGCTACTTGCAGACGGAGAACTGATGACTTGTCATCATGGAGGTAGCTGTCGGTTAAGATCGTGAAAATGGTTGCTTTATGTTTAGTACCTGGCGCGTGGCTCGCTCGGAGTACGGCCGCGAAGGCAATTCTTTGCTCATCTGTGAGTCGGATCTCGATGATATTTTGCTCGCTCATACCGCTGAGCGGAGGCAAAGTTCGAGCACTGTGGCAAGCAAATTTGAACTGATCAAGCCAGAGGAAAACATCCAAAAGGGATTGAACCCAACGGCGAAAACACTGAACGACCGGTACGAATATCAAGCGCAGTTGATTTGTCAGGACTTGAGCTTTGTTAAGCTGAGAGACAAAATCCTGCACTTACTGGCCAGCGGCAATTCGCCGGCCAAGGTCCAGAAATTGATCGGGACCGACGAAGAAGTTGTTCGGCGGGTTCGACACGCTAACCCTGATGCGGTCAAAAACATCAAACAGCATTTGTCCATGCAGATGGCAGAAGCCACGCAAGTGCTGACCGAGGAATTGCTCGATAGAGTCCATGAAATCCCCGCGGAACATCTTGGCCGAGCCCTCCAGGTAACGTTTCAGGCGCATCAAATCTACAGCGGCGGCTACACTGCGCGTGTCGAACACCGAACCGTGGCGACACCGGAGGATTTACAGAAAATGTTCGACTCACTTCCCTCTTTAGAGGTAACGCAGATCGAGGACGTGAAAAATGCCGACGACAGTTCCCAATCCGTGTGACAGCCTCGAGGTCGATCTATCGAGGACTGACATTGACGTCGAGATCTTCCAATCTCCCTGCATCGACGTCGAGATAACGCATCCTGACATGGTGATCGAGATTGGCACCGTCGCCAATCAAGGCCCTAGAGGGGATCCAGGAGCGCAAGGACCGCAAGGCGATCAAGGCGATAACGGACCTCCGGGCCCGCAGGGATTGCCTGGAGCTGCGGCAACACTCGCCGCGGGCGCCACGGTCACCACCGCTCCAGGGACTTCGGCCAGTGTCACCAATAGTGGCACCTTGAATGCGGCAATTTTCGACTTTGGCATCCCGCGCGGAGACGTGGGTCCAATAGGGCCGCAGGGCAATCCCGGTGTCCAAGGCAATCCTGGTCCAACAGGTCCACAGGGCAATCCTGGTCCAACAGGTCCGCAGGGCAATCCTGGGGCTACGGGAACGCAAGGACCGAAAGGAGACAAAGGCGATACCGGCGCGCAAGGTCCGCAAGGTCCGCAGGGACCGTCTGGCAGTGGGACGGGCGACATGCTTAAAAGCGTGTACGACGCCAACGGGGACAGCATCGTGGATCGGGCGGCACTTGCTGATACGGCAACTAATGCGAGTGCGGTGCCATGGACTGGCGTAACAGGCCGGCCGGCAACCTTCCCTCCTGACTCGACGGCAGAACTGGTTGCCCGCAAAGGAGTAGCAAGCGGCTATCCGTCGTTGGACGCTACCACGCATGTGCCGATTGCGCAGTTGCCGGCGCCCAGTAGTGGCAACGCGAGCACAAGTCAACTAGTCAAAGGTGACGACACACGATTAACCGATGCCCGTACACCGACTGCTCATGCCCCTAGCCACATTACAGGCTCAGATCAGATTGTATTGGCGAGCGCAACTACCAAAGGGCTACTAAACCAACTCTCCGGTAACACCACTGATTTTGTTGATGGTACTAACGCTTGCCAAAATCTGGTAACCGCAATAGACCCGGAAATTTGGTTAGTCAGAATGCGCTCTTTCTCAGCCATGGGCAATCCGAATTTTGAATGTGACCAGCGAAATCTTTTTGCAGGATTATCAAATCCGGCTGGTGGCACATTTATTCAGGATCGCTGGATAGTTAACAGGAACAACACAACTATGACCGGTAATTGGAATCCGCTCACCGGAGTCGTTAATGTTCCGGGGACTAGTAGTTTTGCTATCACTAAAAATTTCCTGCAATTTGGCTTGTCAACTCAGCAAGCTAGCTTGGGAGCTGGGGATACTTATGGTCTAGTGCAAACTATTGAAGGCACCCAAATACGCGAGTTGATGTCGGACGTGACCAGCATATCGCTTTTGGTCCGTAGCTCGGTTGCTGGATTAAAATTTGCTGTTTCGATCAGAGATAATCCTGTCACTAAAAGTTTAAATAAACTTTGTACTATCCCAACTGCCAATGTCTGGACGCTCATCCAACTAAGTAACATTCCGATTTTTCCGGCTGGAAATTTTGGATATCAACCAGGGCAAGCTGGATGTAATTTAGGTATTTTCGTCGCTGTTGGATCAACGTTCATAGCACCGGCGGACACTTGGCAGAACGGTAATTTTGTCGGCGCTCCAGGGATGAGTAATTTCGGAGCTAGCCCAGTTAATTCGACTTTCCAGGTCGCAATGGTACAGTTCGAGCCAGGTGCCGTCTGCTCAACTTTCCAGGATAAACCGTTTTTTCAAAATTATGAGGAATGTTTGAGGTATTACTCGAAATTTGCCCCCTATGGAGTATCGCCAACATCCGGTTACGTGCAAAAGTTTGGTGATGTGACTTTAGGTAGCACCGCAGTTTGGTCTAACGTATCTTTTCCTAAGCGGATGGCGAAAACTCCAACAATAATTACTTACGGTAATACGGGAGCTGCAAATCAGGTTTTCCTAATGGCAGCTTCAACTAATGTTGCAGTTGCTAGTTGTAACTGCATAGAGTCCGGTATTACTTCAGGCGTTCTAAGCGCTAACGCGCCAGCAACTGGGGCTAATACTGTTTTAGCTGGTTGGAGCGCAGACACCGGATGGTAATTCATGAGCAATTATACGACTAGTTATGCAATCAGGTACTCGACGCCGAGTCTGTCACAACAAACCGAGGTTGCGGTGATCACTGCGGCCGTAGCGATCCAGAATGAAGATGCCGCTGCAGCGGATCACGCGGACCGATTGCGTTGGGCGCAATGGGCGGTGCCAAATTCCAGCGTGGCATGGCAAGCATTCGCTTGGCCAGTCGCTAATAACCCGTCAATCGTTGATAAGGTGACCACGGATCCGAGTGGGCAAACCGTGCCGGATAGCGATGTCCAATTTGTCGTCAATTCCTACGTGGAAATTGTCGTCACCGAATGGATAGCCAATAATCCGGCGCCGCTGACGTAAAGCTTAAGGTCGCGGCATTTGAACTTCGGGCTGACGCGAGGCGCCACCATTAGCTTCTTGATAGTCTTTTCGCCACACGATTACTTTGCGCCACCATCCCATAATTAGACTCCGAGCGGGTTCACTACTGGGCCAGTTTGGTATCTCGCGCTTGCCGGTGGTTCGGTGATTGTGAGCGAGCCGGCGACCAGCGGCGTGACCACCCCACTTGGGGACACCATGCGAACCTGGATGACGTAGGCAATGGTCTGCATGTTGTGGGTTGTCGCGGCCGGGATGGTGAGCCATGTCGTTCCCTGGAGCGGCGTGGTGGTTTCCTGCCAGTCCACTATAATAGTGGCGGGATCATTGTCGGGCGTGTCCTGGGAAGGTTTAGCGGTAAACTGAAAGGTTGAGCCGGTCAGATCGATCGGGTTCTTTACGGGCGGCGTAACGCTCGAGTCGGTGAGCGTCAGCGTGATCTGACTCGAGAACGTCTCTCCACGCTCGCACGAATACGCGACGGACTTTTCACACGAACAGGTTTGGGCCGGCACGGGTGTGGAAGTCAGCGCAACCCCTTGCGGAATATACGGATTCGGAATAAACGGAAGACTTTTCCATGACGGGACAGTTGCGGTGCTCATAAATTGGCAGTGAGTGCTGAGACAGGTAAGGCGTCCGAGAGGCGCTTTTGGGTTTCGTCATCGCTTGGGATTAAGGATGTCCATGACGGAGAAGGTTGATCCCACACTGATTTTGGAGTCGACAATTGTTTGCGGATGTCCGCTTGTTCGTCATGCCAGTCATCAGGATGGGTCTTGTAATCGGGACCGGCGTTTGGAATCAGTTTGACGCTCGCCTTGGTTCTGTCGAAGCCTCCGAGCGCATCACTTAGCGGATTAGAGACGTCGACCACAACGCCGGATTTTTGCTGCTTTTTCCCAGGTCCGACGTCGATAATCGGTACCGTGACGGTCTGATCACCTACATTGAGCTCGGCGCGAGCGGTGCGCCAGGCTGATTCGTCATTGCCGAAATTGGCTCGAAGAACGTCGGTGGGCACCGCTATTCCATAATGACTAGCGGTGTTAATGGTACCGAGGCGAGGTGTCCCGATCCCAGGGTCCCCTTGTTTGAGTGCTTGCTGGACAGTCGCGCCGGCCGCGAGCGCCTGATTGTAACGGATCTGATCGTACAAACCTCCGAAGTTTGTCGCATCACCGGAAAAGGATGACTTGTCATCAGTCCGCATTTTTAGTCCACCATTTTGTGATCAGTTTTAGGCATCGGTTCCTTTAATGCGTCAAGCGATTTCTCCTTTTCGTGTTTCTCAGGTTTTTTCTCTGAAGGCTTTTCAGCTCGTGCTTGGACTTCTCCAGGTATATCGCCGGCCGCGACCGGCTCTTGTCGTGGCTGCATGAAGGAGCGGACCTGTTCATAGGTCTTGGCGTGGAACGCTTCGGTAGCACCTCCGATCTCAGCGACGCGATTGATGCGGTCCAGGCGAAAGCTCTTGAACACGTCGGGCGAACGTTTCACGACATCAGCCGCGTAAGGGTTCGCATCGGCGTTGAAGCCAAAGAGCTCATTAATAAAACCCTTTTTCTGTAGCCCGAGTCCGGTTTCACCTGGTCGATCGTTGGCCAAATTCTCCATGTAAGTGCGAACATCAGCGTATGCCGGCCCGATTTTGCCGTCGTAAAGATCTCGCCCGCTCTTGCTGCGAAGACGTTTGTTCAGGTTGGCTTGGAGGAGCTCGGGATCATACGCCTTGACGTTGACCTGATTGGTCTGGAGGCTGACCTCTGAATAGATCGGAACGAAGTCCCGTTCCCTGCCCCCCAACGTGGCGTAACGCCCTTTCCCTTTGGTGGCGGTATTATAGACGGTATTGAACATCGTGCCGTCGTTGCGCTGCATGCTGCCATCGATCTTGCGCCAATTTAGAATCTGGTTTGAGTTGAACTGGTTATCGCCTGCGACCTCGTTGAACACTTGTTCTGGCACACGTTGCCCACGCAGGTATTGGTGCCCGTCACGGTCAGTCACGACCTTCATGTAATTGTCGCCTTCGACGCCGGCGAGCCCCGGCTGCCTATTATAAAGATCGACGATGCGTTTACCCATCACTGCAGCGTCGGCATCGGCTTGCTTCGAGGTCTTAACTCTCGGTCGGCCTGACAGGTCAGTGGCGATCGTGCCGTCAGGATTCCGGTGGAAGTCACCGCTCGCGTTGAGGTTAGTCTGGATCCGATCGAATGCCGGCGTGCCTTTGACGATCTCACCGACATGGACCGGCGTGTCACCGCGACCGGTATCGAGTTCGCCCTTCTTATATTGGCGTTCCCGGTAATAATCGTTAATGACGCGTTGCAACCCTTTGGCGCCTTCCAATGTCCCGGTGGGAATCGGATTGCCAGTGATCGGATCGGCGCCCATCCCCATCTTATTTAGCCAATTCGCGGTAGCGTTCTCGCTAACCAGGCTGCTCGGGATATAGCCGCGAGTCGTTTTCTGCATCGCCTCACGGTTGGTGATGCTCTCGGCGTGAAGCTCGGCGAACATTTCCTGTGAAATGCCGTAGTTGTCCTCGGGCGGCAGGTGCGGATTATCTCGCAAGAGCCGCGCGTTGTAGTTTGATTTGTACGCTTCAAATTGCGCATTTGGAACGTACTCAACCGCGCCGGTTGGATTGCCGGCCCGATCGAACACTGGCTGAGTCATCGGCTTTCCGTCAGGCCCGAGTGCGCTCATGATTCCGACTTGTCCGGTGATCGGATTGCCGCGGATGTAGCTGTCGACGGTCCCGCCGAGATTGTGCGCGGCGATATGATGAGCTACCTCGTGCGAAGCTACGGCCGCGAGGGGATTATCCGACGCGATATTGATTGTCACGACTGGAGTCGGATTCAGCGTGTAGTTACCGTTGCTCCCACCTGGATTATGTTCAAACTGCATCGCGAGATCAGGATGCGCCATGCCATAAGTCGAGAGTGCGAGTTGATATTCTGGATGCAGCTTGAGAAATAGATCCTTGTTCGGTTGAGTCAAGGATCCGAGAAACCTAGAGCGATCACCTATGGCAGCCTGGCGCAATTCCGCGGGACTATTAAAGCGACGTAATTGACCGAGTCCTCCGCCGGCCGCGCCGATCACACCTCCGGATCCCATGCCTTGCTGGAACGCCTGTGCATTACCTCCACCAGCAACCATGGCAAGACCTCCACCAATAGCACTGCCTAGTCCTGCGCCAGTTACTGCGGACGGAACAGAGTACACTAGTTGGTTGTCCATTTTGCTGGCAAGCCAACTGGAGACACCAGAGAGTTTTTCTGATGCCGCTTTGTAGAACGGCAATGTTTGCTCTCCAAGTGCGTATTGTGCCCCGATAGTGCGAAAGTCATGTGCGAATTTCTGCAGCACATCCAAACTCACGGGTGCCAGGGCGGCAAGGGCGCCAAGCGGGTGACCTAATCCCATTGCTCCTATTGTTCCAGAGATCGCGGCGTTAACCATTTTGGCGGCCCCATCTTTAATTTCTTGTGGAGCATCACCCATTACTCTGTCGACAATAGCGTGCGGAACTTTTTCAATTAAATTGGCAATTTGTCCTGGTGCCTCCCCGACGCGACCTATCCCTTGGGCCACGATACCGGCGGCCTGACGCAACGGATTAGCTTTTGCCTGTCTATCCATTTGCGTGTTCACCTCGGCAATGGCCGCGGCTCTCTCGGCGTTCATATTAGCGAGATCGCCCTGCAGTTTGCCTTGGACATTGTTGAGACGTTGCAAATTCGCCTCAAACCCTGATCGGGTAGCGGCATCTAACGGCCGCCCGTCTCCTGCCAATATCGAGATTATATTGGTTCGCGCAGAATTGACGGAGTCCAAATGTTGGGCAACCATCCCGGCCGCCTGAGTCGTTTCTTCTACTCTGGCTGTGCGCACCGCGGTCTTAATAAATAGCTTTTCGCCCAATCCTGTCAGGAGCGCTTTGCTGGCGCCTTCGACTCCGCCGGTAACTAGATTCGCTGGATCCGTGACCAAACCAGCAACGAACATGTCCGCGTCAGTCGGTTTAGAAGCTACAATTTGCTGCGCGAAATCCGCGACGCCAGTCATCTTGTATACGTCCGCGACAGCGTTGCGCATATCAGTCATGTCCTGCTGATCTTGCTTGCTTCGCGCAATTTGGCCGCGAAGTATCTCGGATTGTTTGAAATCCAGCTGCGCGGCCTGGTCCGGGTTGCTGGTTGCCGCACGAGCTTTAGCCAGCGCATAAAGGGCGCTGACGTCTTTCGCACCTTCGGGAAGATCTCTGAAATAGAAATCCAGATTCTTCATTACCTGTTGAGACAATGCGCTGACCGAGCCGGCCTGCATGTTTGCTAAATGACTCCCTGAAAAGTCACCGTGCAGCGCGTCGCCAACATCTTGCAGCCGAGCTTGTTGTTCCCCAATCGTATGTTGCCAAAGAAAGCCAGCGGTATTTGTCAGAAGGTCTTTACCGAAATTCCACATTGCGCCGATTCCCCCTGGCACTTCTTCACCAATAGCTGATCCCCAACCTTTTTTGGCGGCCTCGATCGCAATGTTTTTTTCTAAGCCTTGATTAAATCGCGCATAACTGGCGGATGGGCTATCCGTGGTGTTCTGGAAATCAGGTATGTAATCAACCGCTTTACTAATAGCGGCAAAATCCTCAGCCCCGAGTTTAGTTATATCGCCACCAGACTTGACGTATTTGTCGAACTTTTGCACTAACGCCAGCTGCGATCCATAGAACGTTGTCGGATCGCCAGTGACAGGATCGATTAAGGCTTTCTCAGGCGCGTCAGGGTTCGCAGGATTTGGCGTCGCAATAGATGGCGGGGCTTGAGGTTGCTGCTGCGTGCCTGGCCGTCCTGGAGCAGGCGTTGCCGCTGGCACCGGATTCAGATCATACGAACCGGAGGTAACATCTGGCAACGGATCTATTAACGCTGGCATCGCTTAAAAATCTGGCGGCCGAGTGGTAAACTTGTCTGATTGCTGTCCTGGTTGGTTTGCGTCCAGTTTACGGCTTGTACTCTGGCTAGCTTGCGCTTGCTGCGCTTTCTCCTCTTCCTTCGATTGGACAAACAGTTTACGGTACTGCTGCTCGAGCCCGGTAGTGTCCTGATGCTCGGCCCGGTTCAGCTGAATCATCCTGCGCATTTGATCCTGCACAGAGGAGCGAAGATTTGCGATTTTCTGGTGAGCGGTTTCTGGACTATCCCACATAGTGGGTAGCACTTTCTTCATGCCCTCTTGAACATTTTGGTTTCCGGCATCCCCTGGCGTCATTCCCATGATGCCCGTGGCGATAGGCGTAAGTAGGTGCTCGCTTTGTGACTCCCACAATTTTTGTGCGTCTGATTTTAACGCGTCCGCATTAGTGATAACCTGGAAGCCCTTTGCCTTTGCTGCCTTCCAGTATTGCTCGAGGGTGTCCAATTGACTGCCGACCGGCGTTGCATTTGGTGAGACTAAGGCTGCTAGCGAACTAAACTGGGTGTTATGTTGCGGAGAGACAGGCGCGAGTTTTTCCTCTGGATTTTGATACTTTTGCCCGGCCTCAAAAAATTTCTCATAACGCGCTTGGTAGGCATCCATCCTTAACGGCATTTTAGCGTCGGCCATTTGTTGAGCGTATTCGTTGGCTTGCTGACGCGCCCAAAGAGCGATATCAGCGGTCGTCATCGTCGAACCGTGAATCGACGGATCCTTAACTGTGGTTGGGTCGATACGATTAAGGTAGACTTGATCAGCTGTTGGACCTGGAGTGATATACTGATTTGTGGTGCCTCCAGCGTTAGCTTGCACCTGCTGTACACTGGGCGTCGTGTTATCGGGCAACGCTGAACCTTTCGGGACAATCCTATAAGATATATTGCCGCTAAATCCACCCGGCAGGCCGAGACTTTCTCGAGTAGCCCAACCCATATCAATGCCGGCACCAGTTTTTGCGCCTGGCCCTTTATCTTTTACACTTGCCACTACCGCTTTGCTGGTTGCCGGATCAATAACCTGCACCTCGTATTTAGAGTTGAAATCTTTCTCAAAATCCGCGCTGTTCGGATTGCCATACTGCTTAAGAACCGACACCGGCAACGCCACGAGCGGATCTGTCTTGCTGGAGATGTCCGCTCCCCATGCACCGACGTTCCAATTTGGCTCGGTATAGCCACCGCGGGCGGGATTATCCCACGCACCAAACTCAGTACCTCGGACAGTCACCAAACCGATCGAGCTCGCCGGCGCCTTAACTACGTTGCCTTGAGCATCAACGGTTTGGCCAGGCACGGGTTGCGCTCGCTCGATCTTTTGTGCAGCGGGAGGCGCAGAGGGTTGAAAGACGGGCGCAGTTGCGTATTTGCTGGTCGAGCCAGGAAACTGCAACCCGAGATCCTCTATGGCTCGCGCACTTGGCCCCACGTTCAGGTTGGTAAAACGACTAGCGATCGCTCCCTCGGCAGTTTGTGGAGGTGTGATATTTGCGACAAACTGATCTCGCTGGACTTGTTGCAAGACCTTTGGCGTCCAACTTTCTGCTGGTATCTCAGGATGCTGTGCTCGCAACGCATCATACAAACTTGCTTGGGTCGGAACCGGACTGACGACATCGAGATTTCCCGTCTTCTGATTCAGCACCGTCGGGATATCTTGAATCGTGGCGTGCGCTTTCTCTTTTTCGGTGTCGGTCGCGTCAATGTTGCCTAATGTCGCAAGCGCTTTTCCTAAATCTTGCTTCTGTTCATCAGCTCTCGCTCTGTGCCACTCCATCTCTCTGTTGATAAACTGATCGACTGTTGACGTATCCAACTTTGTCTGATCCGGTGCAATGACTGCTCGGAAGGCATCAGTCGACAATCCCTGAGAGCCAGGCGTGTCAGTCGCAAAGCGATTGACGGTATCTCGGCCAGGCGTTCCCGCCGGAGCGTTAGAGATAGCGAATTTCGGGCCTAGTGTATCAGAGCTCCCCGTAGCTTCGGGATTAAGAATCGATGTATTCGAGATACCTCTTTGTGTGTCCGCTATTGCGCCGATCTGACTAGGGCTCTGCAGACCCGCGCCGGCCGGCCCGAGCTTCTGCATCATTGCCGCAAATTCTTCGTCTGTCATCAACCCATTCATAGACCTAGACTAAGTTTGGGCGCAGGTGCAACTGGCCCGCCAGGCACGGGTGGAGGAGGGACCGGCGTGTAGCCCGAGACAACCGGATTTGCTGCACTTCTCTGTTGCAGCTCCATTTGGGTTTTTTTCAGTTCGGCCTCAAGCTGTGCCTGACTGCGCCCGGTGGTCGCCGTTTCGCTGTACTGAGTTCGGCTCATTGCGCCTTGGTTCTGCGCGGCGATTTGCGCGAGTGCGTTTTGCCTCTCGAGTTCGGCTTTCGTCTTCATATTGAAGTCCGCGGCATTCATCCCGATAATTTTTTGCTGCGCACTAAGACTTGAGGTTTTCGCTTTCTCATATTCCTCGTTAGTGAGCATCCCGTGCATGTGCAGCATATCAATGGTGTCCTCGGCACCCTTCTTCTGATCGAGGATCCCGGCTTGCGCTTCGCCTGTTTTCTCGTTGATCCCGCCCATCACGGCACCGATCGCGCCCGCAATAGACTGGCCGGCGCTAGTAATTCCCGCGGCGTACCCCTGGCCGATGTCTGTAAGCCCAACAGAATACTTGTCGCCAAAGGTTGGCGGCGTTAAAGGCGTAGTCATTTTGTTTTCTCTCCGAAATAATCAGAAACGTAGCCAAATTCCGCGGCTGCTCCTGATACGTTTGTGATCTCCCTTTTCATTTTAGGGCAAAAGACTTTGGCACCAGGCGTCCGCTTATCGACGCAGCGAATACATACCGGATACCAATCGCTATTAAACGTCTTGTCTTCCCACTCGGTGCGATTCTTGACGTCGTAGCGATCGGCCTGGCAAGGCACGTCGTACCGAATCGTGTAGTCCCACACCTCGTCATGAGTCCATTCTTTGAGCGGAAAAACATAATCAGGTCCCTCGTCGCGATAGACGACATTAGAGTGCAACGGAATAAGTCCGTAGATCGGGTCAGTGTCGCAATCTTTGTGCGCGACAAGCGCGACGTCCCATGGAAAAGCGAAGGTAGAACATGGGCGCATCAAAAAACGCACTCCGCACAGAAAATCTCGCTCATCATCACCGTCTCGGTATTCGATGGTATTTTTCAGGACCGAAGCGACGGATGCCGGCGAGGTCGAATATTCACTCACCAGAGCCACCATTTGCGGACTGTGTTTCAGGCTCACGCGTAGCGGAGGATAATCGTGGCATTCGAGCAAATAGGAATCGATGACCAGATTTACGAAGCGGTTTTTGCGAGGGAACCACGGATCCCGGTAATACACGACCGGCATGCGGATTCCGTGGGAATACATCAAGTGCAAAAGGACCATCGAATCCTTGCCTCCAGACCAGAATAAGACCGGGTTCTTGTAGGCGCGGATCTGCTCATTGATGAACTCGAGCGTTGTTTGCTCTTTCGTCATCGGCCTTTCATCTTCCGTTCATAATCCGCGTCGCTTTCCGGCGGGATCGTAATTTCCTCGTTTGGCTCGATATCTCGTGCCGCGAGAATTAAGAACTCACCGTCGACCAGTCCGCCGAGCTCAGTGTTCGCCGGTTCGTCTCGCTTGGGAAAATTCCAGAACTGCGCTTCATCGACGCAGACTACCCAGACTTGTGGGTCATCCGGATTGATATACCCACGCTCGCGAACGAAATCCTGAATACGTTTTTCTCCGTACTTGATCGAATACTCACTGACCTGATGATCGAATCCCGGTTCGTATTGCCAAAGGACGGTCCCTTTCCGAATCGGATCGATCGCGAAAACTCCCAATCCATGGATTGCACTTTTGCCGACAGTGACCGGGACTCGCATCATAATTTTAGAAGAGCGCAACACCGACAACTGCCGCAGAGGCAATCGCTGCGCCGGCACCAATCATCGCACCAGTCGCGTTACCTTTGGATTGCGCGTTCATCTGGTTGGCTGACGCATTAGCATTCATCTGCGCCATCTGGTTTTGTGAGGTTAATTGCAGGAGCCCGCTCCCCTGGAAAAGGTTGGGCGAGCCCGTACCCATTTGCGAAACATTTCCCATGATGCTGCTTAAAAGATTTGCTCCACCGGACTGAGCGCCAAGCAGGGCACCTTGCGCGCCACTTAGCGCGCCATAGAGGTATTGCTGGTTGCCAGACGCGGCTTGTTGGTTGCGATAGATCTGATCGAGAATGCCGCCTTGGAGGCTTTGTTGCTGTGCGGTGCCGGTTTGTCCCACGCCGATCGCGGCCTGTGCTAGTGCGCCTTGCTGCTGTGATGCGCTCCCGATGTTCGCGGCAATCTGTCCCTGGAGTCCGCCTTGCAGTTGAGTGCCGGCTTGCCCCAATTGGCCGGCCGCCTGATACATTTGGCCCGCAAGTGCCTGGTTCTGCTGCGTCGCGGCAATATCGGTTTGAGTAAGCCCGAGTGCGTTAGCGGTCCTGGCTTGCGTTTCCGCGGCAACCATCCCACCGACGCCCATTCCGAATTGCTCGCGTTGCTGCAGTCGCGCTTGCTGCACCTGATCGCGATTGAGTACTTCGGAAGCAATCGAGCCCGAGCTATTCAACATTCCGCGAGCCGAGTATGCAGCTCTGGCGGCCTGGTCAGCATCCTGCAATCCTTGCTGGCTGACCTGGCCGCCGAGGCTTAGTTGCTGCTGCGCTAAGTCCGACAGTTGTTGGGTAACAGGATCCAGCTTCCCGAGTTGCCCCATCACCTCGCCTTGCGTCTGCTTGAAAATGTCTGACCTGGTGTCCGCTCCAGCCTGAGCGGCGATTCCCCTAAGATCCGACACGCCTTGACCGGTGTATTGGCCGGCCTGGTCACTAAGTCCCTGCAATTGCCGGTTTGTCGGGTCATACATCCGACCAGCCTGGCTCGAGAGCCCTTGCAACTGCTGCATGCCAGCGGCCGTTTGCTGTTGCGATTGGCCTAAGAGTGCTTGCAACGTCTGATCGGGCGTCGTGGCTGCTTGCTGCTGCTGCGCGATTGACTGGATCTGCTGCAACGCAGGATTGTTCGCCATCACCGTCGTGTTGATGCCACCGACGTTGTTGGCATATTGGGTAATTGCGTTCTGGATTGCCTGATTCTGAGTGCCCTGCAGCGCAGATTGGGCAGCGGGCAACTCATTCTCTATGGCCTTGGCATAATAGGAGATGTTCGAGCCCTGGATCCCCTGCTGCATCTGATTGTAGAGAGGCTGATAGGTCGACTCCTCTTTATAGAGTTGAGGAGATTGATTGATGTAGGTCTGTAGACTGCTCCTATATTCCTGCGCAGTGTCTGGTGCTTTCGGTGCCTGAACTGTCGGTGCGCCTCCTCCCATATCTAATATCCTCCTGAATTAAGCGTTTGCGTAATGGCGTCCGTGATATCCGATATCCTTGCCATAGAGCTTCTCCCAGCGGATCGCTTTGATTTTGTTCCGGCGTTTAAAGACCACCCACTCGAGTGGGAATGGGGCTTCGCAACAAAGCTCGTACGAAGACATTGTGCTCGTACTGGCCCAAAACCATATCCACCAACCGTTGGAGTTTTCACGTGGAACCATGGTAGCCGTTTTCCCATCCCAAAAACACGTTTCACCAAGCAACAGAAAACCAGGACGCTTAATAATACTGCCAACGAAAAAGCACCGTAAAATGGCAGTAGTGAGCGCTCCTTCCGGTTCATTCCGTTCATACCACTCCTTAGCAATTTGTCCGACATCCTTATTCACACCGCTTTGATGATGTAGTAGAGCACCGCAAAGGGTTGCATGGTGTTATGTGAACCACCGCCACCTTCCGACTTCATGCCGCCAGAAATTCCACCCGTTGTCGCCGCTGTCGGTGCCCAGCCATTGCCGCTAGCAATGCCGTTGCCACCCCCTATGCTGATATAACTATGGGTGTGCGTCATGTCATGGGCGTGAGTAGGCATTTCAGCATTACTCAAAGTGTGCCTTTCCTCGCCGCCGGTGCCCGCAAAGGCGAATCCGCTGAACCCTGCATTAGCTCCGTTATAGCCTACCGGAACGCGCCCACGAAAATCGGGTAGCGCAAAATTAACGGTTCCATCGGCAACTCCCCAATAAGTGCCAATCGCAGCGAATAAAGCTGCGTAGGTAGTCCGCGAGATCCATTGTCCCTCGCAATTAAACCACCCGGACGGAATATTTGGGCCGGCAAACAACCTAATCTCGCCAACAGGACAAACGATATTGATCAAACTCTGCGCAAGTTTCTGGTACGTGATCGAGCTGTCCTGGATATCGGCTGTCGCGACTTTAGTGATGGTATCGAGCAGGTAACCTACCTGGCTTTGATCATCGACCGTCTGGAATCTCCGAGTGGTCGACAATCCAAGCGTTCTTGCCGCAACACCGGGACGGAGGAAACCAATCGCAGGATAATAACCGGTATTGCTGGCAACCCCAGAACTCGTCTGCACTGACATCCCCACCTGCGAAGCGTAGGCTTGTCCCACCACGCTATCTACAGTGTGATACGTAACTCCAACCCCACTATCTCCAGCCTTATTGATCGGCGTGTAACCTAGACAAGTAATTACAGCGTTGCCAGTGGTTACGACAGTCGCTCCGACAGCAATCACTGTTCCCGATGACGCATTGCCAGCGGCGCCCGTATTCTTTGCCGTGACAACGCTTCCGGCTACACTCACGGTCGTATACTTACCTGCACCCTGAACAGTGAGCACCAGGCCGGCGGTAATACTGACAACGCTGGTGAGCGTAATACCGACATTGGCGTTAACTGCCGGGACCGTAAAAGCGGCTGATGTGGTAGTCGATATGCCAGGATCCAGATTAACTCCTTTAACCTCACCCGTACCGATATCCGTTCCCTGAATAGATGCCGCACCATAGGCACCTTTAGGAATTACGCCGGGATTGGTGACGTATAGCGTCGGACGAGCAAGACACCCATCCTGCAGCATCGTCGAGTCAACGGAGGGTGCCTGGATGAACAAACTGGTGTCATCAACAAACTCGGTTGCCACTTCGCCAATTTGCAGTTTGAGGCGGCTAAAATAAACAGACTTCGTGCTAGCAGTAAGGACGCCGGATGTCTGGATCGCAATCAAAAGGCCATTGGCGACATTCGTCATCGTCGTCAGGTCGACCGTTGCCGTCAGGTAAGTCCAAATTGCATTGGGTGAAGATTGCAGATTGACTGTCTTTTGCAGCGTTAATGCCGCGAAATTATTAAATGCATTTGCGGTGTAAAAATTAAGGAGAGGGGAAACGACTAAGCCTGAGTTGTTATAGAAATAACCGCTGAAAGTGACATTTCTACGCAGAGTGGCACTCAAATCACCGCTGATTTGTTGGCCAAATTCCATGCTGGTGACACCCGTGTTGCCAGCGATAGCGGCACTAAATAGTGAGTAAACATCAGGTACCGTTTGCGTCCGCACGAATACGACCGCCACACCCTGTGGACGGCACAACCAATAGCTCGCGTTGGTCGTCCAGACGTTTGCTGGACAAGCGAGTCCGGCCGGTGTCGTCCAGAAAGACGAATAGAAATTTCCGTTGCGAAAGAAATTCTGGTCGTTGACCGGATCCTGGAGCGCGAGTTCGACCACGGGAGTCGCGAGCAGATTGAGTTTGTCGACGGTGAGGATATCTCTTTCGCCAAACTGGTACGAAGGTTTTACAATCAGATCACCCAATGGATCCTCCTTTAGGTATGTGCTCGCGGTTCTCTCTGGTCTTCAAAACTGTCGATGGTAACGCGCCGGATATTGATATAGCCCGTCGCGTTCTCGACTTTAAATTGGACGTAGCGAGCCATCAGGTTGACTGGAAATCGCTCGCTTGATTCCTGGCGCCGCTCGATCTGGACTCCGTTATGACCGAGCATCAAAGGCAATTGAACCGAGTAATCTTGCCGGCGAGGACTAGCATGATCGTCATTGGAATTAAGCGGATTCCAAAGTGGTTTGGCGAAGGTAGTGTATTTCGTCCGATCCTTGCCTTTGTCGGTCACAAGCGCTTTGCCGGATCCACCGTCAGCATACGCAGTGATCGTCACTGAGGGGTTCCAAGCGGCGTACGCCATCTCCATTCCCTTAAATTGATTGCGCCCACCTGGCCCGGCATATCCGCGAAGCATTACGGACGTGTCGATGTCGTACTCGTAGGTGTGTGAGTCTCCGAAAATGTCGGTCTTGCCCTGTTCCATCAGGACGATCAAGCCTTTGGCCCGGTCGACCATATACAATCTGCGTTCGCCGTTAAAGTCCATCTTCACGATGTCATCGATGCGGAAGTCTGGATCCCCAAAGGTATCGATACTCTCCCAACATTGGGTCGTGATGTTGTAAACGATGAGGCAGTTGTTGCGAACCGCATTTTTTAAGGGAATCGCAAAAAAAACTCGGTCGCGCCGGTAGCCGCAACAAATCAGGCTTGCGGCGTTCCAATTGATCTGATCCATCACGGGCTTGATCGCGTCAGTGATCGGAACGTCATCGGGCTCGGGTGTGTCCTGGAATACCTGGCTGATCCTGAAAACGCCAGAGTGCGACATAAAATAAACGTTGCCCGAGACATCACAGACGGCGTGTCGTCCGACGAGGCCCACCGTGCCGGGTAATTTCTGGAGCGTGGCGCCGGAAAGATCGCCGGATACGCCGGTCACGCGGAAAATAGCGTGTCGCTTAAAACATAGAACGGTTTCCTGCTGCCACGGAAAGACGCGCACCAGGTCGTCAGCCTCCCCGGCGTTAATTTGAAAATCGTCGATTGTCCAGTCATACATTGTGTAACTAGCAATGTCTGACACGGCGATGCGATCACGCCCATAAGGTACCAACATTCTGTTCGCCGCGTTCTCTGCAGTATAGGCATTCGGCACTGTAATTCGGCCGCCAGTCGGAGGAGGAAACGCTTCCCAATAAACGGCCCAATCACCGTGCCATAAAAGCGGAATCAGGTCCGGTCCTCGCCAAATAAAAAACACGTCAAAACACTGACTAAATTCTACCGGAGCAGTGACGTTTGCCGGTAGGGGGACAAACCGCGGATATTCGCCGTCTCGAGCAAACCACACGCCGTTCACGGTCGCGATCGCCAACCATTCGAGCCCGTTGGGATTAGAGAAAAGTCCAACGCCGTAAATCTGGTTGTAGTTGATGACATTCAAAGCACCGGGACAAATGCTTCCTCGCCGCGTCTCGAGTCCACCGTTTTCCACGCGACAGTTGTATCCCTCGCGATAGAAGCCTGGCAGCATCGAAGCGGGATCGGAACTCTTCATATCCATACCCTTGAAGGTCACGTCTCCGGTGGGGACCTGCGCGTCGTCTAGCGTGCCCTGACCTCGGTATCGCCCCATTATGCAACCTCCGTCCCGTGCATGTTAACTGGAGTTTCCGCCAAACTCCAGTTATCCCGTTTCATCTCGCGCAGATAGCAGTCACAGCGGTAGGTGGTGTTGCGCAAAATCTTGTTAGTATGGTTGGCCAGCCATTCCCGTCGAGTATTGGCATAAGCCTCGATCCAGTCTTCTTCTTTACCGCCGTTATTTGGTTTTTTTTCTGGGAACCTCTTAATCAGAAAATCCAGCATTCCACCCGAATGAAGAAACGAATCGGCAATCACTAAATAAGAAAGGGGCAGGCCGAAACCATACTTGGATGCCCAGGAAAACGCTGGCCCTAAATACAGCTTGTCGAATTGCTCTTCCTGGACAGTCATCATCAGCGGGTCTTTTTTCCCGATCTCTTTCAGAAGACTGATAAAGTCGGGATCAGTCCCAGGATCCCCTGCTTTTATAAGCGAAATATATGGTACCAGCTTGTCACTATAGATCCCGTGCGCCTCGACATAACGTTCTAAAACCTTGTGAAGATTCCCGCCATCCGCGGTGAACCCGATCGAGAGAGTGCATTGTTTGCGACCATTATTGCCGTCGTTATAGACATAGACAGCGGCCGGATTCCATTTGGCGGTATCAGTTTCCGCCACCGACAATATTCGCCGGATAAATTCGATGTACCGCGCGTCAAATGGAGCCGGAATACTCATTGATCGGGTTGGGCGGGGTGCTGCTCGATCCAACGGCTTAACAGATCCAGCCAATTACGATAAGTCTCACCAGCCGGAGGCGGAGTAGGCGTTGGCGTTGGTTGCGGCGGCGGCGTGGGTGTAGGCGTTGGCGTTGGTTGTGGTGGAGGGGTGGCCGTAGGCGTTGGATTAGGCGTCGGAGTTGGTCCGCTTCCGCCAGCTCTCAAAGGATGCGGGTAAGCGTAGGGTTTGTACCCTGGCTTCTCGGTGTCGACGAAAAAGTCCCGGCCTTTTTTCACGAAATCCGCGGTATGTAGGCCATTGCCACACTCATCCGGATTGTAATCTTCTAACGCCGGATTGGCGTAATTTCCGGCTCCGGTATTGCCCCAGAAATAGACCGGACTACTAACTAACCGGCCTTGAGTGTCAGAGCCAAATCCAATTTGCCTAGCAGCAGGATAGCTAGTTTGACAAGGCACCTGACCGCGCCTACGGATATTGTAGAGGTTGAACTTGATTTCCGGTTTATTTCCCCATGCCGATGAACTGATGTCGGGGATCTTGTTATTCCAGCACGCGCCTGGGCCGCCCCCGCGAATAAAGAGGAAGAGGTTCATATTTAGGGGATATTCCTGCTTGGAAGGATTACTATTCCCGCCGTTGGTGAAAATGAATTCGCACTCGTAGAGCTCCCACTGACGCGCACCTACAGCAGAAGTTTCCTGTCCATGCGAAGCCACTGCGCTGTTATCGAACTTGCAGTGACGCATCACAGTGCGGCTGTTGTCATCGAAGTCCAGAGCCTGCAAAAAGAAGTCTTTGAAAGTGCAATCTTCAAGATAGGTGTTTTTATCCCCGTTCGTGTCCTTATCGCCCATCACGTCGACCTCGTGCCAGGCCGAGTCCGACGACGGATTTTTAAACGCGATCCCGGAGTTGTCGGACTTATCACTAGAGACAAAGTTGCAATCGTAGATCACCCCGCCATTGGTCCGCCACTCCATACAGCGCGACCCGAATTGCACGTTCTCGAACGCAACGTCGTGAACCAGAATCGGGACCCCACCACCGTTGGCCACCACGAAGATGCCGTTTTGGCCGGGGGTGCGAGTGAACCTGATCTTGGCCAGTTCCACGCTGCCGCCAGGCTGAGCGGTTAGATCAACCAGAGTATTGCTCCCGTTCTGGTTGATCACCGTGGAAGTTCCTGCTCCGTAAAGTTTGATCTGCTTCTTGACGCTAACGCCATTAGCCCAATTAAAAGTGCCAGCCGGGATCTGGACCGTATCGCCGGTACCAGCAGAATTGATTGCTGACTGTACGTCGGTCGCATTACCGCTGCTAGCGGTGATGGTTTTGGATAAGCCCAGGGTAACCTGGGCTAATCCAATTAAGAGAACTAATAACGCGCGCATTTTAGAGACTTATTTCTTTGGTGCGGGCGTTGGTTGAATCGGTTGAGTTGGCGTGCCTGGAGTTGACGGCAAACCTTGATCAGGCGCCGGAGGGGTTCCACTCGTTGGCGGCAAGCCTTGATCGGGTTGCGGCGGCGTCGGTGGCAATCCTTGATCGGGATATGGCGGCAACCCTTGATCGGGCCTAGGCGGTGTTCCTCCGGGCGCAATTGGGTGGGTGGCCTCTGGCGGTGGAATCAGGATCGGTGGCCAGATTTCCGGCGGCAACACAATCGGAGGCGCAATCACCCCGCTACCGGGAGGCAATCCCTGGTCGGGATGACCCGGAGGACGTGGCAGCCCTTGATCGGGGCGGCCGGGAACGCTTGGCAAACCTTGATCCGGATGACCGGGAGACGGCGGCAAACCTTGATCAGGCCGGCCGGGAGGTTTGGGTAAACCATGATCAGGATGCGCTCCACTAGGAGGTGTCGGTAATCCTTGATCAGGATGGTGACCGGGAGGAACAGGAGTCGGAGCTCCGCTATAATACCAGATTTCTACATGTACCAATGCCACTGTATTGTTTCCTTTTTATTCGGGGGTTGTTTTTATTTGTGATTTTCCATTTTTGATATCTACATATCGATCCACGCTTTTTAATCCGGCCAAGCCAAAGACCAGGGCGGTGACGGACTGAAAGAATGGGCCGATGAATTTGTATTCGCTGATATGGTTGCGAATATTGGGCACTGAATCGGCCAGTAAAAGCAAGCCGATCCCAACCAAAGGCACGGTGAAAAAAGTGAAGACCGCGCCCCAACACAAAACGATCCGCCATCGTGGTTCTTGCATTACCTGCTATACCCTCGCCAATTGTCTCTTTGTCCCTGCTGAAGGGATTGTTGATCAAACGCTTCCTGCAGATAACCGAACGCCTTCTGCAATTCGCCTGGCGCCTTCTCGTTTTGCCCGCTGGTGACCAGAGTGTCGCTAAACGCGGCTTGCGTGATATAGCGCTTCATCGGATACGGGATCCTGAAAATGCTCCACTGCTCGGGACTCAAACTCGGTTGCGCGGCCAGGTTTCCGTCTACCGATGAGATATAGGAATCGGTCCCGTCAATTGTGGCGTCGCCTATATTATAAGTGGTGGTCGCGCTCCATTCGTCGCGTCCGATGCCAGGGTAAGGCGTTCGGAAAAGCAGCCACACGAAAGCAACGGTTGAAGTCGCCGTAAATTCTATCCCGCGAATCGAAAGCAGATAATCGACCCGCCGGCGATTCGGGTTTTCAAAAGGGTTAGCAGTCCAGGCGCCAAAGGCCGCGCCGATCGGCGTTCGGCCCGTTTCCCACCAGGGGATATATCTCGGAGTGACCGTTGGATTCGGTTGCCAGACTGCAGTGTTTGATAAGGGCCCGCCCACCGTTTGGGCAAGTGCCTGATAATACATCTGCGTGCAGGGATCCCACACACACGCACCGAGCGGATAGCAGACGTTGGGATCGAAATCGGGCCGGAACACCCGTTGCTCGAGCGTTGTTGTCTCGATGAAATCATACATATCCCAAGCTTCCTGCAGCCGATCGTCGATGAATCCCAAGATCTCCTGGGCTTTTTCCGGATCCAGGTTCTCGTTGTCGCCGGTCGGCACGTAGCCGGCCAATCGAGCGACATCGAACAAAACGCGTTGCGTGGAGACTGGCGGATTCATCGGTAGCCCACCATCGTTTTTTGCGAACGGGAACGAACGATTACGTCCTTATTATCTCTTTTGAATTCGCGGACGAAGCTTTTATCGTTCCAGACTTCGCGCCCCTCTTTGCGCACCCAATGAAAATAAACTTCGGGGTCCACACGCATGTGACATTCGCCGAGCCCATCCATCCATGACTGCTCAAGGCGCTCGGTTGCCGCCGCAATCCGCTGCTGACTTTTGTACGCCACCTCTTCCTCCGCTCGCTGCTCATCGAGGATGGTTTTGCAGAAATCTCTGACAAAACCTTCCCCGTGAGCCGCTGCTAACTGGGCCGCGAAATCACTCCAGATCTGGATCTCGGACATTGATCATGCGGTCGGAGCTATCTTCCCCAGGCCGAGCGGGTTATACACAACTAGTCCACAGATAGCATCCACATAACCACGTGGGCCTCCCCCGAGGTCCGGATTATCATGGTAACCGGGCATCCGATTGTATCGCAACTCGAACTGCTCCCAATCAATGAGGTAACCTCTGCCATTCATGATGTTGGCCTGGCTCGCACCGGGAGGCGCATCCTTGGCCAGGAACAGCGACAGAATCAGCTTCACGGAGCCGAAATCGCCCTGCCAAAAATCCACCGTCGCGATTATCTGCTTGCTGACAGCTTCTTGCTGGAACGTCCGTAACGGCACCGTGGAAACGCCGTTTGGCACCCACGCGGCGAACGAGCTGAACCGCTTCTTCAAAGCAGTTCCGCAGAGCAAATCGAAGTCCTTTTGTTGACCAGTTTGCTGGTAAATCGACTCCATCGCTGCATTGACGTCATCCTCCAAGGTGGTCGCCGTGGTCTTCGTGACAATCGAGGTCGCCGGTGTCATAAACGCCGGCGGGCACGGTAGATCCGCTTGAGCAGTATTCGAGATCCATCGACCCGCGCCACGCGTCAGATACGCTTTCGTTGACCCGTCATCGGCCTGGCTATCCTGATCAGAACAAAAAGTCGCTTCCATCGTCCTCTTTAATTCGAGGATGACTTTCTTGACCGCACGCGGTTTTTCGCCGTTTTTCCCCACACCCGCAACATTTGATACATTCTGAGCTAAGTCGCTGATCATGAAGGCCTTACGGAATTTCTGGATTCTCCCGTGGGCTTTCGCGCGCCGTGCTGCCGGATTCACATAATCGGTGTCGACGACATCTTTCCCATCGATGACACCACCTAAAACTGGGTCATCATACGCATCCATTTGCCAGTCATAGATGCTATTCGCTGGTTCGCTCCCTTTCGGGCACTGAGACGTGAACGGTGTTGACTTGTAATCAATCATCGCAATCACGTCAGCGAAGTCCTCTCGCTTACCCGTCTGGGTAATTTCTAATAGTCCTGCCATTTTAGCTTCAACGTTTTGTGCGTTGAGCCGGCCGGGCCTGTTCTGCGTCAGCAATCAGTTGATTAACGAATTTATCGAGAGCCCCACTACTGGGATCCGTCGCTATGGCAGACAGTTCGGCACCGCTCAATGCGCGGTTGCGCGGAACGCGAGGTGCGGCTGCTGGAGCAGGCGCAGATAGTGGAAGATTGTTGCCATTAGCCTGAGCACCATTTTTCTTGGCGTTCGCTTCCCGTTGGAGGCGTAACTGTCGCCCCAAGATCGCGTCGCCAACGATGATGCCGATGTCGGGAAATCTCCGACACTCGGGAAACACCGTCAGCCACGAGTTCATCTCGAGGTTGTCTTTATGGCCTGGCTTATAAAGGTTCGGATACGCCGCTTTTGCTTGTTTATCCCAGTCCGCTTTCTGCGCCAAAAATTGGTGCCGTTGCGGAATATGGATATCCAACATGTCCTCGGCTCGAGAGAGGAGCACCTTGACCTGTTCCCCGGAGAGGAATTTAGTGTTTCCGTCGTCCAACTGGATTTCTCCACCCTCGAGGTGCTGAATTGCCCAACTCTTTGCCTGGCGCGACAATGCCACGCGACGGACGAGCTCCTTGGGATCTTCAATATTAGCGAGTGGATTATCAGCAGTTGGCTGAACAGGAGGAGGCTCTTGTTGCTTTGCCTTGAGCTCGGTAAGCTCGGCTTTTAAGGCTGCAGCCTCTTCTTCCGCTGCGCGCCTGGCGGCCGTAATCTTATCGATTCGTTTTTGGACCGAATCCTGTTTTTCGGGCTTTACTTCCTCTTCCGGTTCATGCTCGGGCTCTTCAATCGGCTCGGGCTCTTCAATCGGGAGTGCGGAATCCAAACCTGGCTGAATCTCTTCTTCTGCAGCCTCCGAAACTGGTTCCTTTCGTTTCGGTGCCGCTTCACCTGGTGCATCCCCAAAAATACCTTCCAGTTCGGGAATGTGCGCGAGCAAACCATCGAGATCCGGCTCAGGTGAGTCTACTGGCGCTAGTGATGCGTCAGTTGCCGGTGTCGAGGTTTTTGGGTCATCTGCCATGTTTTTGGAGGACTGAAAACACGATAAACTTCGCAGGCTGATATTAAGTGACAGCCAGGGCACTCTAATTGGGGACAATTAAATGAGACAAATGTCCCAATTCTTTGTCCCAATTAAATGCGTTGTCTCACACGCCGCTATAAAGATCAAGGCTTGATCTGATGACAAGTCAGCAATTACTGTGCGCTTTTTGAATGAAACTCAGCCGCATCGAAGAAATCGACTTGGCTTATTGTGGGTTCTGGATCGTCTTTATGGGCGGATTCTTGCTCTCGATCCTTTATGTGATGCACCGGATCGAGCTCAACACCCGGACATAGTAACTGGCTCTTATGGACGCCCAGCGTGTGCTGGTGTCCCGGCTTTTTTTAGAAAAATCCTGCGGTCACATTAGTTCGATCGCGCGCCAACGCCACGTAAACCGGGCTGAGCTCGATCAGAATGGCTGAGCGCCCGCACTCAATTGCGACTTTGCCTGTGGTACCGCTGCCAGCAAATGGATCTAAAACGGTATCGCCGGGACGTGATCCGGCCAGGATACAAGGTCTGATCAGGTCTTCAGGAAACGTCGCGAAATGCGCCTCGGCGTACGGTTGTGTTGCGACGGTCCAAACTGAGCGCTTGTTGCGCCAATTATAATATTGTCCATTCAAAAACCCGGTATCTAACGAGGAGCCGGGAGGAGAACTTCTCCTGCTCGTGGGGCGATCTCTGTGATTGGCTGGATCTGCAGGTTCTTTAATCGCCTCCGCATCATAAAAATAGCGCTCCTGCTTACTCAGCAAAAAAATGTACTCATGCGCCTTAGTCGGCCGATCGGTCACACTCTCCGGCATCGGGTTGGGCTTGTGCCAAATGATATCGCTGCGCAAATACCAGCCATCCAAGCGGAGTGCCTCAGCTAACCAGAAAGGCATGTTAACAAGGTCTTTACTCTTATAGTCCCTTATGGCTGAATATAGATGTGCCAAGGAAGAAAGTTCCTTGCCCTCGTTGCGGTCAGCCGAAGAAAGCGGAGTCTGAACTATGCCGCCGTTGTAAACCAACCTACGAGCGCACAGCGAAGCATCGCGAGACGATGAGCGCAGCACTGAAAGGCAAGCCCCACAGTTGGCGCAGTGGGAGCACTCAGCTTGAGGTTGCTGAGAAGATCCGTTCTTGGTGGACCGCTGACCGAAGGAAAGCGCGTTCGGAGAGAATTCTAAATCGAGGACGCTATCACGGCTTATCCCATCAACGAGCGGCAGAGATTGTTGCATCGATAGGTCATTGCCAGCGTTGCTTTGGCGACGGTTCCCTATCGCGGCTCGGCATCCATCACAAAGATCGAAACAAGACAAATCAGGCCATTGAGAATTTAGAAGTTCTTTGCCATCGATGCCATATGCAGGAACATCGCTACGAGATCGGTTGGGCAGTTTATCACCGGAAGCATAGCTTGATCCGAGATTAATCCAGCAAGTACCGTCATCGCGCAGCACCCGCCAGACCTCGCGGAAAACGGCCACCATCTTGGCAATGTAGGCGTCAGGGGTTTCCTCGAGGCCGATCTGCGCGTCGATTCGCCGGGCGCCGCAATGGCACCGATAGCGACTATTTGCGTTTTCCCGTTGTGTTTTTTGCCCGCCCTCGAGCGTGGAATTTGCAAAATAGCGCCTATGAATTTCCTCGTCGGTTTGTCGATGATCGCACTCCGCCTCCCCGCCTTCCCATTGCGCCGTGCCGTAATCGCGCAACCCCCAGTACGGCGGGCTTGTTATACAAGTCTGAACAGATTCAGCTTCCAAGGTCGGCAAAACATTTCGGCAATCGCCCTGCAATAACATAAAAAACTCCCGGTCATGCCACACGGCAGCCGGGAGTCCCACATAATGAGGTTACACACTTCTTAACCGGGCCGCGGCACGTAGCGACGGCGTGAATCTATTTAATGCACACCACCCAGCAGCCAGACAATCAAAATAATGATTAAGACCAAGCCAAGCACGCCGCCGAGCCCGCCGTATCCGTACCTAGGATACGCGTAATAGCCTCCCCCTCCGAGCAAGAGCACCAAAACTAAAATCAGGATTATCAGGCTCACGCTCACCGTTTTTTCTTGGCTTTGTCGACGCCTGTGATTTTTCCGGCGTTTTTGCTCGCGTAAAACACCTGCTCAGCCTTTTTCGCGCCGTACTGCTCGGTCATCGCGCTTTTGATCTTCTTGCCCTTCTTTGTTAGTGGCATTTCGCTCCTCTCATCTCTGGACATCCATAGTCTGCGCTACCTGTCCGCTCGGATCCACGTCGCCCGCGCGTAATCCCTCAAAATTGGCCAAGATGTAATCCGCATACGCCACCCATCCCTGGTAGTAGGTCGTCAGTTGGCTCGACTTGATGATCTCATCGTTTCGCAGCTGCGCTTCCGCTTTCAATTTTGCTTCGATCAAGATTTGCCGAAACGCTTGCCAATGGCGCCCGTCGATCTCGGCTAAGATGCCAGGAAGCTCCTCGAAACTGATCTCTTCGCCGGAATCGACCACTTGAGCCACGACCGCAACGGGATTCGCTTCCGGCCGAAAGAACCATTTGAAGGGATAGATTTTGCCACCGCTGATCGCGTCAGCCATTGAAAACCTCCAGGCGTTTCGCTCCCTCTTTGATCTGCTCGTACAAAACGTCGCCGCTATGCGCCATCTGCTTTTGGGTGCGCAACACTCGGCCGCGATACTTGTACCAACGTTGCGGAAGCGGGAGGTCCCCGGTGAGCTGTCCCGCCGGCCACGGCTCTGTTTGATCTGCCATTTACGGCGCGGCCTGAACAGGCTCCGGCGGAGTTGCCACTAATCCGGGATCGACGTTCGGTGTCCGATCGACACGAAACCGGTTTTCGGCCTGGAGCGCTTCCTCTCGCAACCGGGCGTTTTCCACCAGCGTCGGATCCTCCGGTTGATACGGGCTCGGGACATGTGCCGGATCGGATTGCGGTGCCGGTTCCGCATTGACCGGGACCGTGGCGGCCAAAATCGCCGGCGCGTTAGCGGGTGTACCGTCCGCGTTCAGGCTGATTGTCGGATCACCTGGATTGCGTTCCAGGGCATCGTTCGGGTTGGGCGTTTCAACCAAGGGCGGGCTGACGACTTCGGACAGTGGGAGAGGCTCGTTTACAGGCATACTCTATATAGATACGTTGGTTTTTTTGCTTTAGGTCACAGTGAAGGCGATCTGAGCACTCGCCGCAGCACCTCCACCGGGCTTGACCGATACTTGAATCGTTCCGGCCGCGGGAATGTAGCCCGGGTAAACGACCATCTGCAGCGAGGTTGCCGAGACAAAAAGGATTCGGGTCTCGGTTACCGTCCCGAATAAGACGCTCGAGCCTGCCGTAAATCCGGTGCCGGTCAAGGTCATGACAAAGGCCGGGCTGTTGTTGACCGCGGTATTTGGCGCTAAACTGGTCAAGGTCGGGCTTGCCGGCGGCGTCTTGTACGCTTTGGCGATTGCCCAAATCGCGTCGATCGTCGCGTTGTCGCCCACCCAATCCGGCGGGAGGAGCCCGTTAAACTGCTGCATTGCGTAAGCAAACGCCGGATCGCTGGCACCGGCCGCGAGAACCTCATTTTCATTTCGCGGTTTCGTCGGTGCTTTGAACGGGTCGACCTGTAAATAGTCTTGGGCAATTACTGGTGCCGGTCCAGATTGTGACATAGTGCCTCCTTCAATAATTGGATCGCTTCGCGCAATTTTATGCCCTTAACGGGCTCTGCCATCAAAAGCCTAATCTCTTCGCCGTAATCCAGAGCAATTCTCCCGTCGCCGAGCCATTGGATCTCGAGCGCACGAGCATTCGGCCGCGAAACCGGTATTTGCTGGATATAGCCCGAGCAGCCGTAGCCCACCATTCCTTGGACGACAGCATTTTGTTCGTAAAGCTCAATTGAATGGCTCATTTTAAGCTCCTGGTGCCGGGGCCGGTCCAGCTCCAGCGCCGAGTTGTTCAGTCGGGCCCGGCGGCACCCCGATCTTGCCAGTAACAGCGTTTTGCTGTTGTTGGATCTGAAATTGCATGTTTTTCGCGCGTCTATCGAAGCGTTCCATCGCTAAAGGGTTTTGACGCAAGAAATTCACGTAATCTTGCGCTTGCGCGGTCGATTGCATCACTTGCAAACGCAATTGAGCGTTTTGCCCCGACTGATAAACCGGTGGTTCCACGCCACTAACGATTTGCGCGCATGCGGCCTGTTCTTCGGTGATTTCTTGCTGGGTCACCTGTCCACTCGGCCGAATTATCTGCCCAGCCAATGCCGGATCCAAGGCTCGAGCCGCATATTGGGTCAGTCCCGCCCGATCAATCACGCCCGCAGCGTCAGTTGCCACTAACATCTGCTGAATCAGGTTCATCTTGTTTCCCAAATACTCGGTATTGAGATCTTTGGCGTCGTATTCGAGTACCAATTGCAAATTATGCTGAATCGATCGTCGATCGGCTTGCGGAACACTCTGCGGGTCCCCTGAAATCTGCGCCCAATCGTTGGGATCCATGTATTGCTCGCAAAGTTGGTAAATTTGCATGTAAATCGCCCGCAATTCGCCCAACCACGAGTCAATTAGACGCTGTTGTTTCCTTAAAACTTTGTTCGGATCGACGCCTTCCACCGATTTACCCCAATAATTGTAGGCACTTCGGATAATCGTGTTCTCCGTCTCGAAAGTTTCCGGGTCAAGCGGTGGAGGCTGCAGCCAGGCGAGCTCGCCGGCCCGCATGACCTGCAGTTGAGCGCGTGGCCCGAGCCGATATTGCTGTTTTCCGCGGCCCAACGGCACCTGGAGCGGAGGCAAAGTACCTAAACTAGTCCGGTCATTGCGGCTATCACGCTGGTTTTTGATCTCCGACTGATGGGTCATCTCGACATCACCCACACCGCGGCTCTCAATCGCGCTTCGTGAGCGTTTTTCCCGCATGCACAAGACGAAGGGATATTTCCCGTGCAAATAAGGGTTCGGTAATGTCCGCCCAACCGTCTTAGTCGAGGGATGAAAGATGGTCACCATGATCCGGCGATTGTTACTCCTGTCGACTCCCTTATAAAAAGCGTAAAAGACCTCACAGAGATCGCGCATCTCGTCCACGTAAAGTCGGTCCCCGGCAAACCTGGCATTGTCGCTAGTCCCCCAACCGCTCATTGCCACGATCTGTTCGCCGGCGTGGGCTAAGACTTCTTTAGTAAAGGCCGGGTCCCACTGTTCAAACTTAGCTCGGTCTTCGACAGACGGTTTCGGCAAGACATCTCGCCTCACTATCCAAGGCAAAATCTGCAGATCAAAGGTCCCTCTAATAAAGAAGACGTCTTGAAAGGAACGCAGAGCGGTGACACAGGGTCGGCTCTCTTTTACGTAAGGGTTGTCGTACTGGAATTGGCCAGTCTGCAGTAAACTCGTAAGCGCACCCTGGATATCTTTGACTTGCGGGAAGTACTGCGAAAACATCTGGGCCGCAGCCGCCAAATCAGCCTGACTCAACTGCTGCAAATTGTCCTGCAGATACTGCATCATGGCGCCGAATTGCGGATCCTGTTGCCCTAACTGCATTAACTGCTGCATCGTCACCGTCACTTGCTCGGAATCAAAATCCATCCACCAATCAATCGCCATTACCGAGCTCCCGTAATGTTGTCGCCACTGAGCGAGCAACTCCTTTTCACGCTCCAGCTCTTCTGCCATCCAAGCCCGGTTGACGTAATCAATCACCGCGGTCTGACTGGTTGCCAGGCTCTGATAAGTCGAGTTCACCGGGACCGTTTGCATGTGGCAATTTTTATCGGCCACCCTCATGATATCGACGTCATCGCAGATCAGGTCGTCAATGAAAAATGTCCGGATATCGCTCGCCCCATCCCACGGAAACACTTCCTTGTTTAAATACTTCTCGTGTTTGCGCCCGTCGACCGTTTGCCCGTCCCATTTGCAGTACCGAGCATCATCGAGTTCAGCAATCCAACTCTGGTACTGGCTGGCGTCAGTTACTGATGTATCGAAAGCTGATCTAACTTCCTCGAAGGTCATCTCACTAATAAGCCATCGGTTCGACCAACATCAGGGTTTCCCCCACATCCGTTAATCCCGCCACTGCCATCCATCTCAAGCAATCGATCGGGTCTTTCGAGGCCCCTTTCCGTTCGTCTTTCCCGGTCCACACTTTTAAACTGAATATCAACGCTTTGCACTCGCGGCTAATCCGTAACTGTGGTTGTCTCCCCGTCTGTTCATCAAAGTCAAGCATCGAGTTAATCAGACTCACCCCTTCCTCAATCGGATCGGCTGGTGCTGGCGCATAAGCCATCCCCAATTGCGCCACTTCCTCCAATAACGTGGTCGCTGCATCCGCAGCGTTACTCGGACTATTCCCAAAACGGCTGTCCATCCAACGTTCCAAGATCGTTTCGGCCGGCCGATCGCTTCCATCCGGGTTTTTCCCCGCCCCTTCAATCCGTTCAATCTCCGCTTTATACCGACTGATCCCCCAGCCAAAACTGGTCTGCCCTGTCCCGGCTTTCCCGTCCGCACGCCGCCCGTCAGGTTCCGCCCAGGCCCCAGGATCGCCTACCCCCGGTATATAGATACCTTCCGCCGGCCATTCCCGGTAAACCCAATGGGTTCCCGTCGGATCCACCAATACCCAAATGAAAAACCAGTTCCGGCTCGATGCCGGATCACAAAAATGATATCGGGTCCCCACTAAAGGCAAATCCACTGCATCAAAGCAGTGGACCTTCTCTCTGAACCTCGGAAATCGACTGGCAATCGCTCGGGTCGGCACCCCATATGCCCTGGTCTTAATCTCTGACTTCGGCGCACCTCTCAAGGCCTTGACCATGTTCGGATAACTCGAAAACGGATTGTCTTGACTCCAAAAATAAACCACACAAGCACTACTTCGCACACAATGCTGGACTAAGGGCATCAATTGCCCTTTTAACAATTCCGGATCCGCCAGTTTCTCCTCCACCGTCTTGGCCCCATCCAAAAATTCCTTGATCGCCGGACTATACCCTTCAATCGGAGTAAAGGTCAGTAACAAGGTCCCGCCCCTGGTTAGTAACCGGTACCTCAGCGTCTCAATCCAACTCAAGGGCACTAATTCGTCGCACCAAATCAAATCGCAATCCCCACCCTCAATCACCGCCACATCCTGCGCGTAATTCCGAAATATACATTCGCTCCCGTTCGGAAAAATAAACTTGTTCTCGCTAAACCCGTTCTTCTGCGTGTAACTAACATTCGCCACCCGGCTCTTCGGCAAATCCCGATATTCTATTGGCAGATATTTCCAGACGATCGGCTGTTGCATCTCCACACTATTGGGCTCCGTACTCTGTAAACACCAAACCCGTTTCTTAGGCCCACTCATCATCTTCCTAATCGCACAATATCCCCCGTACTCGCTCTTACTGGCCCGGTTCCCGCCCAATAACAAAATCTCCGTAAACCCTGCCTCTAAACATTTGTCCGCTCGCGCCCAACTCGCCGGCCGATACCCGTACCGCCAGGGATCCTCTATCTCATTCGCTATCCGCTCGTTCCGCTTCTCTAAATATCTCCTCGTCTCTTCCGGAAACCTCTTGGCATATTCCCGAGTCGGTAACGGATAAACCGGATGCGGCAATACCTTGTGCCCACTTAACTCTTCTACCTCCTCCTCTACCAACGCCCCTTGTGCCGGGGGAGGTTGCCAGTGTATTCCCATTCCTCTCCTTCCTCCTCTCGCATCCTAATCCGCATCCCCTTAACAAACTTCAGGGTACTATGAACCTTTAACTTCACCAATAATTCTTCCGCTAATATCTTGTATCGACATACCAAAATCCGCGGGTTCGGCCCCACCCGTATCACCTCTAACTCTACCTCCGGCCTAACACTCTCCACCCGCTCCAGTTCAAGTCCTCCATCCTCCTTTATCCCTTTTACCCCTTCTATTTCTCCACCCTTCTTCCTCGCCATCTCTATCTCTTTCCTCCTTATCTCCGCTTGATTCCAGTACTTCGCCGCCCGCATACTCGCCATCCGCCCTTCCCCCCGCACCACCGCCCTCTCACACTCCATCGCCCTCCCCTCTAACTCCTCCACACTCGCTAATACTCGCCCACCTCGCCTCTTATTCCCTCCCCTAATCCGCTCCATCCGTTCCCGATAGATCTCCTTCCGCTTCTTCGCTAACCTCGCCTTCTCCCTCCGTAACCTTCCCCTCTCCTGCAAATACTCCTCTATCCTTACCCATTTCGCCACCGCCGCCCTCTCTAATGGCGTCCATAACTTGATACTCACCCACCTCACTTCTACCCCTTCTAACCCTTCCAATAATCTGTCGTATACACTCCCTCCCTTCGCTTTTCCCTCACTCATCTCTACTAACTCTTTTCCCCAATCGTCTAACGGACTAATCACCTCTCTCCCCATACCCCTCGCCCATTGCATATACAACAACGCACTCACATGCCGACTGTCTAACGGCCTAGGTAACACCCCTCCCCTAGCTTGCGGCTCACACCCACACGCTTCCCAATAGTCATGCCACTTGTCCATCATCCCTTTGTTGTCGTGAAAATGCATGATCGCTATGATCGGACATAGGAGGAAATTTTCGCAACGTCAAGACCGGTCGCGCCGCGGGCCGGCCGGCTCGGCATCGACCCCCTCCCCCCTATGTACGCTTTGACCAAGCGCGTTCGCCCTAGGACTGGTGCTCTGACTTGTCAATTACTTGATCAAACGCTCGCTTTTTTCTCCGTGTTCCACGCGGAACTTTCCTGGTGTTTCCCTCGCGCATATGTGTTGGTCTGCGCTCTGGAATTTGATGACCGGTCATCATTTGGATCAAGGCACTAGTGGTGGGATTCCGATTGACGTACTTAAGGTACAAAACGGTGCGCTCTAAAGCGGCGAGAGCGAGGTATTTAGCGTGAGGAGGGAAGATGATGCGGATAGGGCGTTGGCCTTTGGCATTGATTTTAGAGAGGATGAAGTAACCGCGGGGATTGATGACGAGATTGAGCATACGTTGTCCAGTGTCCAGTTAAGCTTTATTGGACACCGTTGGACAGTGTCCAAACTGGACAACGTCGCGCAAATCGACGCACGGTGTCCAAATCCAACATAACCCCCGAAGGGGGTGTTGGTTATTTGGACAGCGTTGTGGCGATCGTTTTGGAGGACAGTGTCCAGATGATTTTAAGGTTTGGGAAGTTTGCGATAAGTTTTAGGGGTAGCAGCGCCTTTAGGATCGCCGAGGATTTCTTGGATGAGTTGGTTGTGGACCATTGATTTGCGGTAGGTATCGGCGAGGTGGTAACCGAGTTTGAATTGGTCTTTGGCCCAAGCGATGAAGGATTCGCGGGAAAACTCTTCGAGAGGGCTCATTTTGGAATGGATGAGGGCTTCGGAGACATCGGTCTTTTTGCTTTTCCGAGTTTTAGGTTCGGGGCGAGCCTCGAGGATTTGCGCTTCGTAGGCAGGGATCCATTGAATGACCTCGAGTTCATTGCCGCCGGGTTGATGGATAACTTCCTTGGAATGCTGGAAATAGTATTCGGGCTCGAGCCAACCGCTTTGGGCTGGGCGTTTAGCGGTGATGAAGCGGTAAGTTCCGCGGACGCTGGAGGGGACAAAGACCAGGATGGCGCGGGCCCAATTGGTTAGGGTGACGCAACCTGAGAGGATGTACATCCATTCGTACCACTCTTTGTCTTGGAGTTGAGCGACTTGGGTTTTTGGCATGTGAGCGACGATGACCGGGGCGCAGCGATGCTTAGCCATGACGGCATTCAAGCGGTTGCGCAAAAACTCGTTCATTTGGGTTTCGTCCTTCAAATCGATGGTGCAAAAGCCGGTCAGGGGGTTGATCAGGAGGATATCGGCTTGGTATTGGTCGAGGAATTGATCAATTGCGGTAAAGAACCGGTTGCCGGCCAAATCGCGCCGGAATTCGAGTCTGGTATTGGCGTGGAGCAAGTCGAGCTCTTCGGAGGTGAGGTTCATGGTGCGCAAGACCTGGACAAAGGAGGAGTTGTCAGCGTCATCGTCTTCACTTTCCAAGAGGAGGATTCGCAACGGTCTGGCGGGTTTGATTCCGAAAGCGACGCGTCCAAGCGCCCAATGGATCGCGCACTGGATACTGAACGAGCTCTTACCGTGTCCGCTAGGGGCTACGACAAAGAGCGAACCTTCCCGAGTGAGCCAGCGGTTGCCGAGCAGGTTGGTGCCTGGATCGATCACGATGTCCAGAAAGTCATGGAGACTGCGTCCGGACAAGGCAAAGGTTTCGGTCTTCTCGTGTAACTCTACCAGCGGATTGGTCCGCAAAGTCGGATCATACATTGGGATAATCTTCCTTGTCTTCACAGGGTGGAATCGAAAGTCACATTGATGAACCGGGCACCCGGGGCAATCCAAGCTTTGGCGCTATAGACCTTTGCGGCGACACGCATTTTGCCGATATAATCGCAGTCCGAATTACTGCGCTTGTTTTGATTGAGCTCGAGCGTTGCTTTGACCTCTGGTCGCTCGAGTCCAGCTTTTTCGCGTTCGGTCTTTACCAATTCGCGAATCATGTCCTCCATCCGGTTGGCGTCACGTCGGATATCCGGGGACCAATCGAGGATCAGTTGACGCAATTGGTCACTATCGACCAGGAAATACTCTTTACCTGGACCGTAATCGGGCAGGGAGGGTTGACTGAAAATACTCATAAAAAAAGAGTCCCGCCCGAAGCCGGCGTTCAAAGTTCAAATAGGCAACGCTAAGCCTCAGTGAACGGAACGACTTCGAGCGGGAAGGTTTTTAAAAGTCTTTTCAGCGCGTTAGTGGAGATTTGAAGCTCCTTTGTGGGGAGCTCAAACTTTGCACTGCAGGCGCGAGCCGAGCCAAGCGAAAAGTTACTCTTTCTTATTCACACGGTATTGCTTGCTCGGTCCATTTATACCGTTCGCCATCAAAAAAATAGGCACCTTCGGGATAAAGAGCAAAACGGATAACCAAGCCGGCATATTGCATTTGATCACCATCATGTGGGCCACCAAAAAGGGGGATTGGTGTCAGTTGTGCTTTTAAGGTTTGGTGATACGCCTTGGTCCGCGCTTTATGCCGATCATACTCGCAATAGACCAGCATTAGCTCGTCCAGGTGATCACAGAATCGATAGAAGGCGCGCAGGAGGCATTTCACCATGCCTCGCAGTTGTAGCAGTAAGCAAACCAGATAAACAAGATGGTTGAGCTCAAGATCAAGACTATGAGCCCAATAAACAATCCCCATTCAAGGCGTGGCGACATCCTATTGCTCGGTATCCTCGAGTTGTGGAGCGTCTGTTTTCCACTCCAGAACGTCGTCAAGTCGAGCATTAAATGCCTCGCGCAAAAGTTTGCCTTTCGTCCCGGTCGCGGCACCGAAAGCGGATTGCAATTTGGTCACGCTGACACTAGCGCATTCCAAGAAATCCTTGAGGCTGACCGTGCCATCCAAAACGTCAAAAGCGGATTGGACATCGCGAATCGCCCGTTTGGATTTGCCGGGCTTTAAGACGAAACCCGGTATCTGGTCAGGGTTTTCTTCTAAAAACGCCTTGTAGGCCGAAAGCAAGCTTTCGCAGAGGGCTTTGGCGGCGACCAGGCGCCGGATAAAGTCGGCTCCTTCCTTTCCGATCGTTAAGACCAGTTTTGCGGATTCCGGTTCCCGCTCGAATTGATGGGCCAAGATCGGCTCGATGCCCGCCTTGGCTTCCGGGCAAAATTCCATTGCGGGACAGTAGCGGCACCACTCGCCGTAGATCCGCGGGAGATCCAGAGATGCAATGTCGTTCAAATGCCAACGCAACAAACGCAATGCAAGCTCTGCCTCCAGCTCGTCGTAGGTTGCCATGCTGGTTGGTCGCTCAACGTGAGGCTGGATAATGGCGACCGTGAAGGTCTTAATCGCCGGATAATTGTAATGGGCTAGTGCTACCAGCTCGCGCAATTGATCGTTGGTATCCGCGGGAGCCACGGGATGCATTAAGGTTTTGCCATCGATAATCAGCATCGCGCTGAAATCCGTAGTGACGTACGCGACATCGTAGCGGCCGCTATGCAGAGGCGTGATGCCAGTGTGCAGCCATAAGCGTTGTTCCCGAGCGAAGAGCGCGACTTCACGGCCGGCGGCCCAATCGGTCAAGAGCATTTGTTCCAGGCGCTGCATTTTCTCGAGCGTCTCAGCCTCGAAAGGTGTCAGCGCGAGCTTTTCGCCGGCCCACCCGGAATGGACGCGATTGCCGAAGATGGAGTCTTTGGAGGAACGAGTTTTGAGCTGACCAGTCCGTCTCAAATGCCGGATTAGTTGGTATTGACCGCCGCAACGCCGGCGAGCGTGAGCGCCGGAAGCACTGGTCAAATCTAAGCGCTCGGGATCGATCAGGTCGGTCATTTGGGTTGGTCGGCTAAAAGTTTTCGAGCGTACTCGACGGCAACCTGGTGACCACGCCTGGCTTCTACCAGCGTCGAGTAGCGCTCGCAATAAATGTTCTCCGGGTACCCGTGTTGCTCGTCTCGCGAGTACACGTCAAAGATCATCGTTTCAAACCAAAGCGCTTCGTCGCCCAAACCGTGGTTGAGGCCGAGGAACACCGTGCTGACCCAGAAGCGATCGCCCACGATTTCCTGCTTGACGATGCGTTGACGTGGGTCCGACACCATTCCGCGCTGTTTAATCCATCGCTCGAGCGAACATTCGACCACCTCATCCCCAACGAGGGTGGCGTACCGTGGTGGATCGAATCTCATTTTAGGAAGCGGATCAAAGCGATCGCACCCCAGATTGCGATCGTTATCACCCAGCAAAAGACGCTAAAACCTGCAATGTAGCCGTTCATTTCCATGCGTTATTTGAGCCTCCAGTTTTTTGATCGGGATCCTTTTTCCTAAAGCCATCCCAGGCTTTTCCACCGTCTGATAGAGAATCTCGCTAGCCGCATAGACCATCGGCAAAACGCCGGCCAGGCAGAGGAGCTTCAAAAGCGGATGCCAGTCGGGCGGGAGAAGGAGGCTCCAGGCTGCCAGCATCGGGAAATGGATCAGGTAGGTGGAATAACTAATCTCGCCAGCGCGGACCAGGCGCCCAAATCGGATGCCAGCCGGCGGGCCTGCGATCCTGTTTCGTTCAGGCGCACCGATTAGGCGAGGCGATTGAATGAAGATACAGGCGGTAATCCCCGTCAAGAACCAGGCGAAGCGCTGAGGTAAAAATCCTCCAATAGACGACCAACCCTCATTCATCCAGTCCGAGAATGGGCGATGACAGAGGACGAGCGCCGCACCCCAGAGCGCCACCAGGCCTAAAAACCTGTAACGGGCGATGAACCAGAGGACCAACGGTAGGATCAGGTAGAACTGAAATTCGAGACTAATCGACCAGGCCGGAACCAGGAGCGACAGCGCGCTATTGGGCAAGACAGAATCTGGGATAAGACCGTGTAGCAACGTCAGGTGAGCAACCAGATGGGCCAAAAGATCAGGCGTGCCCAGAGAGAGCAGAACGCTGAAAGCCAGGGCGACAAGGTAGGCCGGATAGAGGCGGAAGGCTCTGCGTAGGATGTATTGCCCGTATGGCTCGCGTTTGGTCAGCACCAGCTGAGTGATCACGTACCCGGACAAGATCATGAACCCTTGCACGCAATAATTGCCGGCGAGCTCGAAGGGCAAGCCGCGGATCCCGGCAAACCAGCAGACATGGATGACGACGACGCCCCAACAGAAGAGCCCGCGGGCAACGTCCAAGTAAAGATTTCTCACGGCTTGTCCTCGTCGTCATGCTTGCCGCGTGGCCCGAAGATTCGTGGGCCGAAAAACATGCACAGCCCAAATCCGAGCAACGTCCAGAGAAGTAATCCCAACAGAGACCAAAGCGCCCAAAGAACAATTTCGGTCCAGTTCATTCGATTGCCTCGCTTGCTCGGTCCCAGAGTGCGCGGCCGCGCTCGTCCGCTTCCAGGTATTGCTCGATCGGCAATTGGTCCGCAATCCACTCGAGGAGCTCGCGAATGATCTGGCTACGGCGAGTGATCTGTTGGATGTAGATCTCGTTCATGGTTTGGTAAGTGTCCGGGTCAACGCCATATTCGGGATCCTTAAGCCTTTTGATGGTGATCGTCGCCGCTTCCATGGATGCTAGGAGAGCGTTTGTCTTGCGCTCAAAGTCCTTCTGTTCGGCTTTCAGGCGCGCGATCTCGGCGTCTTTCTCCTGAATTTCGCTCATCGTGCCGCCTCCCGTGCGCGTTGGATCAAGTGAGTATTGTCGTGATACGCAAGCTGCTGAACCTTAGTGAGTTCAAGGTAAACCAGCGCATCGCAGAGTTCGGTGATGATGACCTTC